CTTATCCTTGTCGTACTTCCACGTCGTCTCGTTGCCGTACTTACGAAGCGGGTCTTTAACGAGTCCGTAGATATCGACGGTGACTACATCGCCGCGCCGGATTCCCGACTTGTTGAGCATCTTGGTAAACGCAGGTTCGTAGCCCACGCTGACCTTATACTTGTCCGTGAAGAAAAGAATCTTGCAGGTGCTCATACCAAACTGAATCCTACATCGCCATCCTCGGCGGCGGGGAGGCATCCCCAAATTGCGTTCTCGATTTGCATGACCAGCTCGGGAGTCATCTCAACCTGTGCGCTGGTCTCGATCCAGATGGTGGCATTGAAGCGCGTCAGCGGAATCGGAGGCTGCTCACCGCCTTCAACCATTCCATTGTGCAGCTTAACCTCTGCCATCAACTTTCCTTCAAGAGTAGGTAGGTAGGGAATCAACCCTACCTACCCATTGCCGGCGATCGAAAGTTACTGGGCGCTGTCGGCGTCCAACTCGTCGGTATCCTCGGCTTCGACAACCTCCTCCGTCTCGGTGTCCGTCGAGTCATCCTGGTCCGCATTGACGACCGTGCCGCCTTCGACCTCGGTGACGTTCTCGTCGGGAATCGCGCCTTCGGTGGTGCTCATAATTCTCTCCTTAGGTTGTGGGCACTTGCCCGGAAGGGAGTCTTTGCTGGCTCGCTACCGGGCAAGTGAGGGAATCGCACTCCCTCACCAGCTCGCTGTTACTTCTTGTTGTCGAAGCGCAACCGAGCGTAGATGATCGACGGATCGACCCGGTCCTTCTGGTGAACGATCTTGCTGCGGAATCGCGTCTCGTCCATACGCGCCACCACGTCGCCGAGCTTGCCGGTCGAGTCGATGCCGATGTCCGAACCGAACGCGCGAATGCGGCCGATGCCTTCCTCGGGATTCGACGGGTCGATGTTCTGGCGCTGCTTGTAGGTCTTGCCGACCAGCTTGTCCGAGTCCGAGTTGGAGTCGAGAACCGCCACGACTTCCTCCACGTTGCAGTCGCAAGTGAAGATGAAAATCTTCTCCTGATCCTTGTTCGTGCCCTCGTCGAGCTTGGGATTCTTCACCACGAAATCGAAGATGCCCTGCGGGAGCGTCTCGAATCGAATCTCCTGAATGTCGGTAACGTCCAGATCGGCGAGATCGGCGAGCGAAAAGTCAGACATGAATCATTCCTTCGTTGTGTTGTTGCTACGTTACTTGGCCTTGTTGCCGATGAGAGCAGCGAATCCTTTGGACCCTCCACTCGCAGCGACTTCCACCTTGGCCGGGGTGGAATCCTTAGCGCCACCATTGAGCGTGAGCTTCGCGGCAGGAGCCGGTGCCTCATACGTTCCACGGGGCGCAATCTCGATGACCGAATCGATGGGAGCGTTAACAGCAGGCACGAAGCCACCGATCGCTTTCACCAGATTCGCAAAACTGTAGGCGTCGATCGCCTTCTTCTCGTTGAAGTGACCGCCAGAAATCTTGGACGGGTCGAGTCGGAAGTCAAGCTGCCGCTCGGTGCCAGAAGGATTCGAGGTCATCCATGCAACGTCGGTGAAGAACTTGGCCATCGTCATGGCGTGGGGCTTGGACGACGACTTGGGAATCATCTTGGTCCACTCGACCACCATGTCCTTCTCGGCAATGCTTCCCATCTTCTGCCCCTCGGGACGCTTTTGCTTCACGTACTCGTCAGGGTGAGCGATGCAAATGACGTTGCACTTGATTCGCTGGATGATAACGAGGATTTGCGTGAGCTTCATGCCCGACGACGAATAGACGTTTCGCATCTGCGCGGAGTTGGTATCGGCCAGATCGACTCCATGCTCGCGCGCCGCCCACAACATGCAGGACTGAACCAGCGAAGTCCACGAGTCGATGACCAAAATCCAATTGTGATCGAGTCGTCCGGGGTGGATCGTCCAGACTTCCGAGTCGGAGAGATCGGTCTTGCGGTCGGCGGTACGCATGTTGGTGTCGTCCCAGATCAGCTTCGACTCGCTGGTGAACTTGACCATGAAGTCGATGTAGTCATGAGACAGCGTGGGATTCGAACGATCGCCCACGGGCAGGAGGTAGATGTTCTCCTTGGCCTTGGGGGGCAATTGCTGAATCGTGGGAGCGGCCACGTCACCGTCGAGGTAGAGGACGTTGAAGCCCTGCTCGGCCGCGAGTCCTGCATAGAAGGTCTTGCCGCCCTTGCCGTCGCCGATCAGCAGGAGCTTGACAACTTGATTCTCTGCGGGCGCTTCACTTGCTCGGGGCATCGGGAGTCCTTTCGATTCGGTAGGTTGCTTCGATTCGTACGCCATCGTGACGGACGAGCTTAGCAGATTCCAGCCGGTATGTCAAGCCCGGCTTTGGATTCAAGCGAGGTAGCACGTCAGCGTTCGGACCGAAGTACCTAACCTGCGTTGCGGGGTAGGCTACCTTTCCCTTGGGGAGTCGTTGCCCAGCGTAGGGACGCGGGTGGCCACGAGTCGTGCGACTCACCATCAGACGGTGACCAGCGTGTGAGGCTTGATGTCACCCCAGTATTCGGCGTGAGGTTCGGGAAACTCCTGCCGCTGAATCTCCCGCTCGACGAGGTACTTGATGTCCGGCTTGAGGAACTCGCCCGGATTCTCCAGCCCGTACTGCATGGCGATTCCCTTGGCAATGTTACCGTAGGGCTTGTCCCACCATACATCCGAGTCGTAGCGAACCTGATCGTCGATGCTGGACCCTGCCTTTTCGAGCAGCTTCTGGCACATGATGTAGTAGTGAAAGCAAGCGTGAGTCCTACGATCACGAGTCAGAAACCCGCCATGCTCCACGGTAAGGTCCGTGTAGAGCGGATAATTGTAACTGACTTTCATCTTACATTCCCCGAGTCAGCGTGTGCAACAGATTCCATTGCTTGACGCTGGGATTCCAAATGGGTCGATCCTCGGCGTCGTGCTTCATCATCTGCTTGACGAACTCCGACTCATAATCATTGTTGAACATGCCGCGAGCATAACCCTCGGCCGCACGATCAAGCATGTCCGCCCACATCTTTTGATTCAAGGTGCTGGACAAATCCACATGATCTCGTCTCATTACTTCTTCTCCCTACATACCATGTAGCAGATCGCAACGCACCAAACGATTCCGAGAAGAGTCGCTACGACCAGCTCGTCCATGTCAACCTCCGAAAGGATTCACAGTGACAGTAACCCAAGGCTCGAAGGGTTTTTCCGATTCGGCACGCTCGCCCATTAAGAACCAATTCTCAAGGGTCTTGGAATCGCGTGTGATGCAAGGCTCAAGATAGCGGCACGGACGATTGAAGAACATGCAACCGCCACTTGTTCTCGGCCAGAATCCTCCCTGCCCATACTTCTCCATGAGCTGAAACTGCATCACCCGAGTCAGCAGCCATTCCTGCAAATCCTCGCGCGACTTGAGGAAAGGATACAGCTTGACTCGTGGGTCAACAATGTCGATGTAGGTATCGAGGTAGAGCACCTCAAAAGACTCGACAGGCTGGCCGCTGATATGATCGACAACAATGCCATAAGGCACCTGCTGCGAGTCGAACTTGTACTTGCCCGTGCGGTCGATGGTGCGGTCACGGTGAGTCTTGATGTCCAGCGTCCGGTAAAGATCGGTCATCAGGTTCCGCATGATCGCGTCGATGTAGCCGATGAACGCGACTCCGCATCCGTTCGGGTACTTGGGCGAAGGCGGAAGCTCGATGCCCTCGAATCGAATCTCGAACGGCACCTCGGTCGCGGGCACGATGAGTCCGTCGGGTCGCTTGATCTGGGCGAGTTCGTAGTCACCCAGCGCAAACGAGTCCAGCATTTCGTCGAACGTAGCAAGACAGGCATTGAAGTCTCGGTAGTCGTTGTCCTGCTGAAACTCCAACTCGTAGGGGAACGCCTCCATGAAAGCCCACGTCGCCGCATCCTTATCGCGATTCGCGAGGTAGTGCTGATAGCCCGCGTGCAGCGCCGAGCCAGTGTCCGCTGCGTATGCCTCTTCGCGTTTGAGTCGATGAGGAAAGAGCTTGTCCAGCTCGAACTTGCGGGCGCATGACTCGAACGTGTTGCCGCTTGAGTA